AGTTATAGAGTGCGATAATGTTTCATTAAATCCTGAAAATTCATTTGAAATTAACTATAAAGATTTAATAAAGTATTCGATAAGCCCACGTGTCGTAGGGGTATTTCACTCACATATAAATACTGATGAGAAATTTTCAAAAAAAGACATTAAAAATTCAGAGGAATTAATGTTACCTTTTTGGGTATATAGTATAAAGACGAAAAAACATAATGTATATATTCCTGAAAATTTAACTAATAAAAAAAATGTAAAAAACTTTTGTGAAAAAATAAATACTTCTAGGTGTAAACTTTAGTAAGGTTAAAGGTTATGATAAAGGTATTTTTACATGGACATATAGGTAAAACTTTTGGGAGAAAGTGGGAGTTTGATGCGGAAACACCAATAGAAGTATTTAAAGGTATAGATGCTAACGTAGATGGTTTTATTAAATACTTAGCTCAAAAAGATAAAGAAGGTATAAAGTATAGGATATTTTTTGATGAAAAACCTTTGAAAGGCAAAGAGCTTGAAGTCAGTATTTCGAAGAAGAAAAAAATGCATGTGTTTCCTGTTGTTGCTGGTTCTGACACTAAAAATGCCCAACAATACAGAGAATATGGATCATATGGAATTCTTGGAGGGCTTGGACTCAGCTTCTTTGGAGGATGGTTATCAACATTTGATAATTGGTTTGCTAAGGGGCTTGGTGCTTTTTTGAGTTTTGTTGGGGATATTACTTTTGAAATTGGTGCCGCCTTATTAATACAAGGGTTAATCGGAGCTCTCCAAGACGAACCTGAAGAGCCCGCATCTCCAGCAGATGTGGATACTTTAAAATCTACCACTTCTTTCATTTTCTCAAACCCTTCAAATAATGTAACTCAGGGAGCAAGGGTTCCTATTGGATATGGAAGGCTTAGAGTCGGAAGTCATGTAATTTCTTCTTCTGTATTAAATTCTAGATTAGTTAACTTTAATCAAGTGCAGGCCGAAGAAAATAATATATTAGAGCAAAGAGAACCAGATGGAGTTGTGAAGCGAACATATACGCCAGAAGCGATTAATGTGAGTTTAGTGCAAAATAGGTAAAGTATGTCGGTTTATATAAATGCTCATTCGACAGGTATGACACCTAGGGTATTCTCTAGGGAGATTACTGGTACTTATTCGCCCACACTACTAGACACCGAAAAGCTTGAGTCTAATTCTTTTTTTAAAGTCGTTGATTTGGTTTCTGAAGGTCCGATTGAGGGATTTGTAGATTATACTGGCAAATTGGTTTCTGGCACTGAAATACTGAAAGGAATATATATAAACGATGTTCCTGTGATGACTACAGATGCAGGAGCTAATGATGGTCAGTTTAATTATAGAAACATATCTGTAGCCTACAAAAACGGAACAAGTGGTCAATCTGGCCTTTATACAGGACAGACTGATGATTTTTACTGGTTGGAAGATTTTTCTTATACTTCCAGAACTCAATCAAAAAATCAACAATTATTTAATGCTAAAAAATTAGAATCTACAACTGTAAATAAATTCTATATAGGAAATCATGCTGTGCTTGATCAGGATGTTGATTGGCTTGGTATTACGGTTGGAATAAATTCGTGCTACTCCGTAAATGACGATGGGGCTCAAACTGGCAACAGGGGAAAATTGCATATATGGGGAGACTTTACAGGAGTGATTCATAGATCTCTACCTGATAATTATATTTTACCAGTCCCAGATGATAGTCTTAATGACCATAATCTTTTCGTTGATGTATCAGGGGTAGCAAATAGCAAATACAGAGAAGATATATTTGTAAAATTAAAAGATTTAAAAGGTAAAAGACCCAGAAAGGTATACATAGAGAATCTTACAACGGAAAGAGATAACTTTCGTCAACATTTTTCAGCAAGTCTAGATACTGTTACAGAAATAGTAGACTCAAACTTATCCTACCCAAACTCGGCTTATATAGCAACTCTTTTGTCTGCTGAAAATTTAGGGTCTATACCTACTAGAACTTTTGATTTAAAATTAAAAAAAGTCAAAGTTCCCTCTAATTATGAAGATTTGGGCGAAGGTCCAGATGGGCCAATAAGGGAAGATCGGCATGTAGGTGTATGGAATGGAACATTTAAAAGTAATCTGGAATGGACAGATAACCCAGCGTGGATTTTATATGACCTAATAACAAATGATAGATATGGATTAGGAGAATATATAAAAGAAATAAAAGTAGATAAATTTCAATTATATAAAATTGCAAAAGTTTGCGATGCGCTCGTAGCTACATCAAAATCTGGAACAGCTCAAAAATTCATAAAAGAAAGAAGGTATACTTGTAATTTATATTTACAGAATAAAATGGATGCATTTAAAGCTATTAATGAAATAGCTTCAGTATTCAGAGGAATTGCTTATTTTAATTCTAGTGAAATATTCATTTCACAAAATTCATTAAAAGAATCTATATTTAATTTTACAAATGATAATGTAAAAGATGGTATTTTTAGTTATGCTGGGGCAGCCAAGCACGCTAGATTTACTGCTGTAAAAATTGCATACAAAGATAAAGATGATTCTTTTTTACCAAAATATGAATATGTTGAAGATCCAGAAGGGGTTATAAGGTATGGATTGATAGAAAAAGAGGTTACAGCCGTGGGTTGCACTTCAAGGGATCAGGCTCTAAGACTAGGAAGGTGGATATTATTTACATCAGCAAAAGAAGAAGAGACTGTAACTTTTGTAACCGATTCAAGCGCTGAATACTTACAGCCAGGAGATGTGTTTACAATTTCAGATAGTTTAAGAAATGGAATAAAAACAGGCGGCAGAATTAAAAAAATTACTAATGATAAAAACTCTGTAGATGAGAATTTTATACTTTTAGATCAACAGCTAGATACTGGAAATTATAATTTTACGAGTATTAGTTTTTTAATTCCAAGTCGAGACTATACCTCAACCTCATCTGACACAAATCAATTTAAAGAATTTGTTCATAGAAATGGAATTAATATTGGTACTTCTGATGATGGAGATAGGGCAGCATTAGTCTCAATACCTATAGATTCAAGTTCTTCAAGTAATACTACTTTAAATAACTATATAGAAAACACAACTTCAGGAGCTAAGATCTTAACTCATGAATTAGAAGATTTAATATTAAAAGAAACTATATCTGGATCATTTATAAATGGCGGAGCGGGGCATAAAACATTTAATGATTATTTTTTAAATAGTGGAGTATTAAGAAATATAAGGAATGGTGTTGACAGATATACAAATACAGAAAAAATAGAAGAAGGTTTTATTTATATATTAAATGGAAGCGGAGATGGAGTTAATTGCTCTACTTTAATATCCAAAGAATATTCTTTACTGAGAAAAGGAAGAGAAGGTGATGGGTCTTATTCAGTAATCGGAGCAGAATACGATTCAGGAAAATTTAATAGATCAGATAACTTATCTACCGTATATACAGAGGCGACTTTTGATGCTGAGCCAACTTTAGAATCTAGAAATGCTACAGATGAGCCAAAAGTAATAAAACCCGTTAACCCAGCAGATGTAATACCACAGTTGCCGATTTTCGGTTTTCCAGAAGAAAATACGGTAGATTTGATAATAAGACCATCTGGTTTTATAAACAGTCAAGGTCAAGCTAGATCAAAAGTATTTTACTATTTTCACAATACAGAAGAAAATCAAAAATATTACAATCCTGGAGCGGCAAGTGATGGAAGATACGAGATAAGGGTGAGGGAAGTTGATTCTACTTATTATGGAAACTTATTATCTACCCAAATTTCTACAGAAAATATACTTCAATCTGGGCAATATATAATCTCAGGCATTCAAGACTGCGGATCTTATAATGTATTATATGATATACCTGCTGGAGCATTAATAGATAACAAAGCTGAGATTGGAGGAAGAAATAGAAAGCAACTATCTTTATCAAATTATCAAGATGGAGAATTTAAGGAAGATGTAAAAGTAGTTAGATCTAGAATAATGCAGGAAACTGGTTCGGTTGCTTTTAATGGTTGTGAAGTATTTGGGACACCTTACAATAGTTTAGTTACTGGGAACGCTTTATCTGGCGAATTTGAAGTATTAAACCCAGATTCATTTTATGAGCTAAGATGGAGTGAAGCAAATAATTTCGGAAATAGTCCTGAAAAAATAATGTTTTTCAGAGGAGCTGTTGATGATATTCCGCCAGGACCATGCTCTAATTTTGAAGTAAAAAGAATATTCGATAATATTCACTTCAACTGGGATAGCCCAACTGATAACGACTTAAGTCATTTAAGAGTATATACTGGTTTCAAGGAAGAGACTCCTTTACCTGATAAAGATTCTTTTTTAATTAAATCTAATTCTAATTTTGCGGTTCAACCTTTAAACCAATCAGATGGAAGAGGTTTGCCGCTAGATCTTGCAGATGGAAAATTTCACATAAGAGCGGTAGATTTTGCTGGAAATACTGGATTAGCGATAAATTCGAATCAACTAACAGTATCAAGCATTGGGAATGCTCCATCTCTTCATTTAAGCGGAGATATAAAGGTGGGAACCGATGGAACTCAAAATTCTTATCTTGCAATTTTTTATTCTGGAGAGTTTAATTTTGATGAAGATTTCAAGGAATATCAAATCGAAGTAAGGAAAGACGGATCTAGTTTTGTTGAAAAATATTCTTTCCCAAGGGTAGATAATGATCCACCAAGTTCTGGTCGGTTTGATTTCTTAGCTCAAGGAGGTTCTCTTTATAATGTTAGGGCAAGGCACTCCGACATACAGGGAAATCTAAGTCCAAAAGCAAATGAAACTTTCACGGTTCCTTTTGATGATATTGCACCTGGTCAACCTACATGGGTAAACTCAGATAAGAATGGAAGTAATTTATTTTTATCTTGGAACAATCCATCAGATTCTGATTTAGATAGAATTTTATTATACTCAGGAGACTCAAATTCAACTGGAGCTGCAGCAATCCACCAAGAATCGAGGTTTAATTCTGAAACGATACCACTAAGAGACTTTGCAGGAAGCACTGAGAGAAATTTATATTTTTGGCTAAGAGCTGTAGACACATCGAATAATACTGGAGATTTTAGTGTCGGAGATGGTGGAGCCCCTGATCGAGGACAACAAATACTAGTCAGACCCCCTGGTGTTCTTTCTAGGGATATAATAAACTTTGTAAGTGGTGTAGAAAATGATGAAAATGGAGATGGGGCATCTTCTGCTTTTATAAATTATAAAATAGAAGACACTACAGATTTCACTCAAAATGTTTACAAAATAGATATATCTAAAAACTCAAATTTTAATCCTTTGGTTGCTAGTGACAATGCTCACATAGAATATGGTGATGTAAATATGACTGGAAGTGGTAATTTTCCAGGGCTGTTATGCAATCAAGATTATTATGTAAGATTTAGAGTTCAATCTACGGACCATAGTTATAGTCCATATCAAAATCCAGTTGCATCTGTTTATCCGATAAGAACCCCTAAAGATAGCACTTTACCTAAAAACCCAAATGCATTCACGATAACATCTGGACCCAAGCAGAATTTCTTAGAGTGGAATTGGGGGAATGGTATATCTAGGGATATAGATAGTATTTTAGTATATAAAACAGGAATACCCACAGGAAGACTTAATGAAACCTCTTCGCAAAATAAATACTGCTGGGAAATTTCTGATATAAGTGGATATTTTGTAGCAAATCCAGAGGCATATTCTTACAAATTAAATCCTGGAACTGCATTTATAGACAATAATGTAGAAACTGGAATATTTTCTGGATTTGGAGTAGACTCATCAGATCAAAAACAAGAACCAAAGCAAGCAGCTTATTACCACTATTTACTTAAAACTGTAGATAGATCAAATAATACTGGTATAGGGTTTGTATCTGGAGTTTCATCTTCTCCACACTCAGACATTGCATCTTTAAATTATGGAACAGCTGGTCACACTCAGGGGTATGTAACTGGAGGAGGTATAGATGATAGTTATATTGAAAATGTTAGAGCTGGTAAGATTTTAACTGACAGAATTACATCAAACACATTTATTCTAGCAAGACCAAGTGGAAGAATAGTTAGTGATAATGTTTATGCACTTGGAACTAGTGACCCAGATAATATGTTTGGACTAGGAACTGGATTGTATATAGATCACAATAAATTTAGAATAGGAGATCCTAGTCTCGGTGGTCAAGGAATGTTCTTTACTGGAGATGCTGATGGAGATGGAGTAACAGACACCCTTGAAATAAGGGGAGAGTTTAATGCTGGAACTATAACTATAGGCACCAACTCAACACAGCAACTAAAGGTAAGTTCTGACGGGCAGTTAAGTATTGGAGATCAAAGTTTAAATGTTTCAGGATACTTTACTGGAAATTTGGGCTACTCTGGAGATGCATTACCTGTAAAATTTCAATTAAATTTAAACGAATACGAATCTTTACCTTCATCAGAGTTTGAGGGTCTAATAACAAGAATAGACGATGCCGCAGACGGAGGTGGGTTTTTAGAAATAAATTACTGGGTAGGAGACGATAGCGGTGGAGATCCAATCTATTCTCAAGAAGTAAGAGGACTAACTCAGGGAACATTTAATTTTACAACACCAACACCTCCAGCAAAAATAACACCAAATTATACAGACGCAGGAATAGACCCAAGATTTGGAGAGGTTTTTGCTAATAGTCCAGTTATCGGGCCACCTAAATCAGAACTAGATGGAACACCTTTACCCGATAGAGCGGGTGTTCATACTATAGATCAAACTGTTAAAAGTAGAAGAGATTGGTGGAGAATTATAGATGTAAAATTCTTAGTAACAAAAGATGGTAGATTATTTGCTCAAAATGCATCAATAGCTGGCACTGTAACCGCTAATAGTTTCGAGCCAAGACAGACATTAATACTTGGAGACGAGTCAAATCCAGGAGACTCAATCATTAAAAGTTTTATTTTTAATAATGCCGCATGCGGAACCTCGCAACCTTCAGGGTTTGAAATAAGAGGAGATGGTAGAGCTACATTTAATAACCTTACAGTAACATCTGGAATTATTAGTGGGGTAAGTTTAGCAATAGGAAAGTGCGATTCCTCCAATCATTTTAGAGCAGATTCTGAAGGAAATATTAGCATCGGACCAAGTACGATTTTTGATAGTCCTTCAAATGATTTTCATGTAAGCAAAGATGGAAAGCTTTATGCGGTTGACGCAGTAGTTAGCGGAACTATAAGCGGTAGCGCTGGCAGAATTGGAGGTCTTGAAATGACTAACAATTACATAGCTACTGTAGGTAGAACTTCTCTGGGCGATACAGATAATGGAATCTATCTTGGTAAAGATGGAGATTTTTCAATAGCAAATGATGTTGGGAACATAATTGAATATAATGGATCAAACGATTATATAACAGTAACAGGTCTACAAAGCAAATCATATAACACAACAGAAAATTCAGACGGAGAAGGTTTAGGATTTTATATAAGAGGAAATACAAGTAAAGAAACATCTTATATATCAAACTTTCTTACAGATTCTGCAAGTGCAAGCGGAATAGCAAAGAAGATAGATACTCAATTCTGCGGCGAAGTGAAATTCCCAATAGCTACAGACACTTACTTTTTAATAAGTGGGAGTCGAGTTGATTACAAAATAACAGACTTAGATTATGATGCAGACATACCTTTCACGACAAATAATGCCGCCAATCAGCCTGTGTTTACAGCTCAAGGGGGAGTCGGAGGAGGAACTGTATTAACTTCCAATGGAGCCTTTACGTCAAGGAATCTTACTGAAGGAGGAGAGTTAATAGTAACTATACCTGCGGCATGTACCGCAACTGTAATGAGATTTAATGTTGGATTAAAAAGAATTTAAATTTATAATATTTTATGGATATATCAAAATTACAGGATATGGAAGTAAAAGCTCTTCTATATGATATGATGACCGAAAGAGAGCGGATAGACAATAATATTAAATTATTAAAAGCTGAATTAAATAGAAGAGCTGCTGAAAAAGAAAAACAAGAGAAAGAGGAGTAATGCCTTTCGATCAAATTTATTGGAATTCTGGAACTTCTTTCAGGGAAACTGGAGAGTTTGAAAGTTCTGGAACTAAAGATGCAAGAATTGGAGAAACTGCTAATGGTAATCCAAATTCAACATTTTCCTTTTTAGGAAACAGGAGAACACAAATATTAAATAATGCTGTAAAAATAGGTGTCTTGGGAAGTCTTCCAGCTAGTAGTAGAAAGCTTTTGCATTATTACCATAATGTTGGATCGGGAGGCGGGGAAATTGCTAATCCAGCAGCACCAACGTCATATTCGGGCGGGCTTGTTAATAGTATGACTGCTGCAGATATTCCAGCTACAGCACCAGTAGGAACTACATTGTTTGACTGCCAGAATAGAGAGTCTGCTCATCATTCAGCACAAGACGTATTTCATCAAAATGTTACAAATTCTTTTAATGGCTTGCATAGTAGTGATCCGATTTCAATAACTACAACAGGAAAGCCTTATAAGGGTGCGTATATAGTATTAAAAAGAAAAAAGTATATTTATAGTGAATTTGAAATAGGTACCGATCAGGGAACTCTACAAACAACTGTAGATGATCCTGATGGAGGAACAATAAATGTTACTGATGCCGTAATAGACCCTCGGATGAGTCCCAAATTACCCGTTTATACTTCCGCCGTAAACTATAAACATATAAATATAAAACTTAATGGCGATGTTGTTAAACCAACTGAAAATGTTGTAGTTGCAAATACAGATTTGTCTTGGATTGACGCTACCACCGCCACTCAAACTCCTACATGCAATATAAGCGGAACAACAATAACATTAAATAATACTTTTCAAAGTAATGGAGAGCATAGAAGATATTTTACTACAGATTTTCAAATAAGAATTGGAGGCACAGATTATAATATAACAGCTGTAGCAAGTGCAAGTATAACTGTTAATTCTGCGCCAGGAAATGCTACAGGGCAAGCATTTTCAATAATTATACCGAAAGGAGCTCCTGGAATTTCAGACACTTCACATGTAAATGATTCTTCGACAACAGCAGTAGGAAATACTTCGACAGTTGGATGGGGAGAATTCTCTTGGGGAATGTATAGCAATAAGCATCTAGGGGGAACAATTTTATTTGAAGACACTGACACTTATGATGCAAGCTCTGATAGAGACTCGACAGAGGGCTGGTGGTATATTGCAACCAGATCACCGTATTTTAGTAATAAAGATGGAGAAGATTTTGCAGTAATAGACGATGGCTTTTTTGGCTTTAGAAGTTTTAGTGCAAGTTGGAATTCATATTCAAATTCGGATGCTCCAAGTCGGACAAGATACGTATCATTAGTATCTGCAACCTCAAAAGCTATATTTCCTCATTATAATAATAATTTAAATTTGGCGCCGTTTCCTGCAGATGTTAATCAGACATCAGACCCCGTTATTGCCGCCGCCCTGGTGAATGCAGGAATCGTAAACCAGTATCAATACTTTGATAATCCAACACGTGTAGATCGAGCGCATGGGCTTGGGTATGGAAATGTTTCTGCACTTGATCTTAATTCATCATTACTTAATAAGCAAGCCTCAGAAAGAAATGGGCTATGTTATCCTTATGCTGCTGCGCAATATGGATATCGGGATAAAGATGTAGATTCTAATGGTGGAACAGACGATTTGCAAATAAATGCTCAAGATGATGCTCAATGTATGACAATTCTTGATACAGATAGAGTGATACCCCCAGGAACGGTAATTGAAGTTACTTTACAAATGGCAAATGGAGGAGCCCAGTTAGATGGAAATGTCCCATTTAATGGAGATTACTTTTCAACCCCTTCAGTTGGGAATGATACAACCAATTACTCAAGATTCACAAAAGGTTTACATGAGTTTGAGATTTTTATTATAGCGAAGTAAAACTAGTATAAAAACTCAATGACTCCATGTACACATAAACATGCCAACTGTCTTTCTTGAATCGTTGCCTCCGTAATCACGATCTCCAGCGCGAGAATGCATTATTTCACCTTCAATTGCCCAATTTCCCAATTGCCAAGTCGCTCGAATAGATATGCCTGCCCTAAAATGGTTTCGAGTTTGTGGATCACCCTTAGTTTGATTTGATGATGCGGTAGCATTGCCAAAATTAGTACCTCCGCCTGTTCCCGCCGCGTTCGCTTTTTTTCTACCCCCCGTTTTGGCTTGGGTTTGGGTTTGAGTTACAGAAAGATTAACACTCTGAAACGCTGAAGCTGTGGTAGAAACTCCATATCCAACGGTTGGAGCTATGGATAAAGATATATCGCCCGTGATATCATAATTAACAGAAAGCATATCGAGAACCATGTCATTAGAGTGGTAAATACTTTTTGTTATTTGACTATTTAATTTATTCCAATTTTTATGGGCATCTTTGATTTTCTTTTCGGCAAGTTTATCAAGATTATTCATTAAGCTAGGCATAGCAGATTGAGCTGAACTTATGTCACCAAATGTTTGCACTGATCCATCTGAGCCAAGTACTCTAAAAATGCCACCGACATTTGTTTTTTCTTGAGTATTACATATCTCATATTTAGCTAAATTATGCCACTCTTTACCAGTACGACCTATCGACCAAGCGCTATTTTCAACTCTATTAATTTGACTCACAAAGTCAGATGGAAGATTTAATGATTTTGTATAATTCGGAGGATTACCTGGCCCTGGGTTTGCCCCGCCATCACTAACTCCAGGAGGAGTAGGAGCAGATGGTTGTTGAGATGAAAATATATTCAAATTGGCATGATCAATCTTTAGTGTGCCAGGGGCTTCCAGAACACATGAACCATCCACATCTCCAGTCATATCATCCCATGTATACGGCCTTTCACATTTAGATGTTTTTGGAGGAATAGGAATTCTGGAAGCTAATGTCCAAGGCCCATAATAATCTTTATAAGTTACTGAGGCTGGGCATACAGAGTTAGATGCAGTGGAAGCTGAACTTCCGCATTTACTCCGTGTCGGTGGATTTAAAGGTGGTAATCTGTCTTCTACTCCCATATCTTATATATACACTAATTTATCAAAGAAGGAGAACAAGCAAGATCATCTTTAAAATCTTTTACAGAGGTTAGCATGTCTAAAATTGCATCTGTAAGTATCCTGCCTTTACCTCCACTTGCATCTTCTAGTAAAATATTATTAATTACTGAACTATCTTCTCCCGCTAATAAATCAGAAGATGTTACATGTTGTGTGAAATATATTCCGCAATTTCTATTTGTCCATAAAGAAAAACTTAAATTAGTCTCAAGAAATCCATTTGTCGATTGGCTGTAATTTTGGGAAACTAATTGAGCACCTTTAAACAAAAACCCAGATTTTTCATTAAAAGAACCGTCACACTCTAGTCTTTTATTAGTTATAATAAAATCATTTTTCTTGTCAGAGCAAATAACATCTGATATCTTTCCTTCGTGAAATTTATCTACATATGCACTTATTGAAATATTTGCTTCAAATGGGTGATTAATTTTCTTTTTGTGATATATTTGACCAAAATCAAACAGTTTCTTGTAGGGTATATTAGCTGAAAAGCTAAAACTTTTAACTTTTCTTTGAGTATTTCCTCCTCCAATATTTGATGTTAATTCTTCTGATCCATCATTCATAATGAAAGAATTTTGATTTGTAATTGATAGATCTTCAGAGTTTTCCTCTAGAATACTATATTGAGATAAATTTTTAAAAGTTTTAAATAAAATATCGTCTCCAGAGAAAGATACATTAACATTAATGAGTCCAGTGCTTTCAAGAGAAAAAGAGTAAGAAGTTAAATATGCATTAGTCATCAAGCATATAGAAAGATTTTGATGATCTGAAGAGCTTAAACCCTTGATGTCTAGTGAGTTAGTGTCTGTCACAAAAGCTAAATCGAAAGGTTGAGGGTTTCGAAAAAGAGGTATTCCTTCAGTAATAGACTCTGCACTTGTTGTCGGTAGTGTAAAAAGTTTTTCATTATCCAAGTCAGATAAATAATAAGAAAAACTTACTGTTGGAGATGGAGGGGTTATGCTTTTGCTTAATATTTTTTCATGACCTAATGATCTTACATTAGATCTATTTACGTTAAACCCAAATTGCACATCATTAACTAGTGTGATTGACCTTAATATAGTAGGAGATGTAGCCACAGATGCATACATCCTTGCAGAACCATAACGAATAACACTTGCCATAAAATAATTTACACACAATAAAGGAATTGGTGTAAAATAGTTTGTAAGGAATGAGTAGGTATATCAAAAAAACACAGAAGTCCAATTTTCGAGGTAAAATGAAAATAGGAGGCGGCTTAATGAAAGCTTCTCAGAAGGAGTGGAACTCTCCCGATGATCCCTTTTCTGTTAGGGATTATAATAAAATGCCTGATTTTTATAATAAAAAATTCATGAATTACTATGGAATTCCTGAAGAATCAATAGATAAAAGGTATTTAAAAGAAGAATATAAACAAGGAATAGACCACACAGAAGGAATGAGACCCCCTCCTTCTGAAAATAATGGCTTTGATTTTTCAAAGAGGTATAAAGATGAAGATGTAACTTTTATTGAAGAATTCATCTCTGGAAAAGCTAATATGGATTTATCTTTTTCCACAGGAAATTATAAATTAACTTTTGAGACGGGTGGGATATTAAAAACAACAAGACCTATAAAATATTATCTTACCTCAGATGAAGTTCAACATATTGTAAATAATGATATAGGCTCTGGACTATTTAAGGTATCTACTTTTGGAGATATGGATTTTCCAAATTATGGACCTTACATGTTTAACGGAGAAAATAATGGAACAACGGGATTTTTAAAAATAATAGACCAATCAAATCCATCTTTAATTAGTGGTTCAGCAACTGGATATGCTGGATCGGCTGATGTCCCAACGACACAAATTCTTTCATTTTATAATACTGGAACTTTAAGAAATTCAGTTAAGTTTAATGCCTCAGGATTAATAGAGAATGATGTTTATGATATACTTTTATATTCGGTAAGGAAAGATTTGCAAGTAAATTCTATAGTCCCTGACCTAACATTAACATCAAACGCATTTTCTGGGGCAAAAGATATGGTTACTGGAGAGTTTTCTTGGAGTAGTAAAGAAAATTGCATAAGCTGGCCTAGATATATAGAGCTTAGAAAATTTGTAAACAATGTAAATTTTTTAATATCTGGAGATCCTAAAGGGCATGTAGATGATAATTATAACAGTGATTACAACATGTATGTTACTGGGTATGAAGAAATTAGCTCCCCAATGCAATTACATGCATACGAGTTTCGGGAAAAACGCCCACCGTTATCTTTGCATTGCGGAGAAGACGATCAATATCTTCCGTATAATGAACAAAACTATTGGTATCTTGGTGCTCCAAATTACTTTACAGGAAGTAAGTATTGTTCTTTTCATGAAATTACAATAACTGGAAATTCTGATATAAAATCTTTTTATATAGATGAAAAAACAGAGCAATCTTCTTTATTTTGTGAAAATATAGATTTGTCAGAAAATCCTAATTTGGGTTGGTTTTTTACAAGAGATAGATTAAGATTTTTGAAATTAAAAAATTTAAATCTTTCTGGGTGTTGCATAAGTGGTCAAAACCTATCAATAACAGATGAATTTATGAATTCTACTGGGATTCATTCGTTACCCCCAGGCATAAGAGTACATGGAGACATGCTCGCAATTAAAGCCCCTGAAATACAACACGTTAATCTTGAGGGAAACAATTTAAACAGAACTGGAATCCTTCATTGGGTTAATACTTGTGTAATGTCTTGTTATTCGCCCAATTATTCAGGTCAAGCGGCATCTAAAGTGTCAGGATATTTAAATATTAAAAATCAAACAGAACCATCTGCAACTTTTGCAGGATTTGGGCAAAATGATGTAGATGATTTAGCCCTATCTGGAATAGAATGCCTAAGTGGCAAAGGTTGGATAGTAGATTTTGACGGAACATTATGAAACTTTTTAATGCATTACATTTTGGGCCACTTATAGTTGATTGCTCTATAAGTAAGATTACAGATGGGTCTAATATAGTCATAGCTCCTAAATTTAATTTTCAAACAACTGGAGAGGATATAACTGGATATAGCTGGACTGTAGGGTCGTTATCGTCTAACTACAAAGAGTCTGATATCGAGGATAGCTTTTCAATAAAAACCGTATTGACTCCACTAGATGAAGAATTGTTATTTGTAAAAATATCAAATATTTCAGAAGGAGAAGTTTGTTTTATACAAATAAATTTAACAATAACAACAGCTTTAGGATCTTATTCCACTTCTTCTACTCAAACTATATACAAAGGAACCCCAAGAACTGTTCCGTTTTCTGTTATTTATGTAAGGAATGGAAGATTAATTTCTACAAGGATGTACGATTCCGCAATACAGAATAGAATTTTAAATGCAAATAAAAATATAGGTTTATTTTCTGACGATGATGCTATAAATAAAGAAGATGCCATGCTAAGCATCGACGACTATTTAGGAAATTTAGATAAAAGAAAACCAGAAGAAAGCTCTATTCCAATGAGTTTTATGACTAATGCGAGCCAAGTAGAACCAAATCCTGACCGTCCAGGATCTTGGGAGGCAGGAGATCCCAGAAGTACATCTTCCTTAAAAGCAGAAGATACTTTAATGCATGCAAAGGAACGAATTCTTGTCCTTACAGTAGGGAAGCCTCCTGGTTATAGCTCAGTAATGCCAGCTCTTAAAAATCCAAGCTATTCGCCTGTACCTATAAAAACTCCAGGAAGAAGTACCCATTTAGTTGAAACTGGATTTGGAGTCGGGAACCCAAATCAAACACAGCCTGTTGCGATGGTTGCAATACCATACCCTTGCGGTCCAGGTTCGGGACCAACATGTAGTAGTTCTTGCTCGACTAGTATCGAAACGAGAACTGTCTCAAGAGCTAATGATGTATGTAGTGGAGAAAATGACCAAGCTACAGAAACTGAAACTCAAGATATAGATACTACAACTGAAACTTGCGGATAGTAAAATAAGAAAGAATAAAAGTGGCTACAGATAAAAAGATATCAGATTTAAACCCTTACGCTGGAGGATCAAGACCAGCTGATAATGATCTCTTTGTGTCCGCAACGGAGGACTCCACTAATTATAAAATACCTTTTTCAGGCTTGGCCCAGCACTCTGCAGAGAGAGCTAGTTCAGCATTTGTTACTGGAGATCAAACGATAGGGGGAATAAAAACCTTCGACGCATTTATACTTGGAAGCGTAAGTGGAAACCTTTCTGGAATAGCTAGGTATGTTCAAGACGGAGTATATGTTACTGGAGATCAAACAATAGATGGAATTAAGACTTTTCAAGAGTTCATACTTGGGAACGTCAGCGGTAATTTATCAGGAACAGCAAGATATGTTCAAGATGGAGTATATACCACTGGAAATCAAACAATAGATGGGGTAAAAACTTTTCAGGAATTTATACTAGGAAATGTTAGTGGGAATTTATCTGGAATAGCGAGACATGTACAGGATGGAGTTTATACAACTGGGGATCAAACAATTGTCGGAGTTAAAACTTTTTCAGAGTTTGTAAAAGGGAATGTTAGTGGGAATTTATCTGGAATAGCATTTGAGGTACTAAATGGAGTATATTTAACTGGCGATCAAACAATCGGCGGGAATAAACTGTTCTCAAATCCAATAAGCGGTAACCTTTCTGGGGTAGCTAGATATGTTCAGGACGGCGTATATTTAACTGGAGTACAGTCAATAGGTGGTCATAAAACATTCTCAAATCCAATAAGCGGTAACCTTTCGGGGGAGGCGAGTCAGGTCACAGACGGAGTATACACTACAGGTCATCAAACTATAAATGGCATAAAGACATTTTCTGAATTTATAAAAGGTAATGTAAGTGGCAATTTGTCAGGCACTGCATTCGAAGTTCTAAATGGAGTTTATAGCACAGGTAATCAAGATATAAGTGGAATTAAAAACTTCACAGAAGAACTTTTAATTAGCGGAAGCCCAGTATTAACTTTAAATAATTTTGGTGGATCGATAAAAGATGTTGTTTATCAAACTGGAGCTCAATTAATTTCAGGCAACAAATCTTTTGAAAATAGCTTGATTCCTTTAGGTGGAATAACATCAAATCAAAACAAGAAAGCTATAGGTTTTACAGACGGAAGAGACCCTAATTTATTTACTGGCATATCTGGATCATTAACTTTAGCCTTTGAGAGTGACGTATACATTACTGGGGGAGTCGGTGGGCAAAAAGCTAATCTTCACGTAGAGGGTTCGATAATCGCAGATAGAATAGACTCTCTTGAAGAAATCGTAGGAGAATCTGGAGCGATGGTATTCACAGATGGGAGAGATCCATCCCTGTTTGAAGGGCCTGATAAGAGCCTTACAATGGCTTTCGAGAGTGACGTATACATTACTGGGG